TCGGCTGATTCTAATATTCCTTGTTGTACTTCTTTAGCTTGATTATTCTGTGCTTGGACAGGTTTATTACTTTTCTTGCTTGGTTGTATTCTTGGCATTTTCTTCTTCCCATTTTACGGGTTGCTCTGATTGTTTTATTGTTTCCAATAGTTGTTTTCTTTCTTCATCACTTAGACTAAAATCACCACCTTCAGATTCTGATCTAGTCATAGCTCGTTGGACTATACTAGCCATTTTAACTAACATGTCGTCATTTTTAATTCCAACATCTAAATAATCCTTTATTAACGGTACTAAAATAGTTGCATCACTAATGTTTTTAATTAGTGGATGTAGTTGTGCAATTAAAGAATTTATCTGCTTATCTTTTTTCTTAGAATTTGTGTGTATTTCCTTTAATAAGTCAGAAAAATTCTTACCTTGAAATATTTCTTCTTCAAACATAATAATTCCCTTTAGTATAAATATAGTATTTCTGCAAAAAACAGAAAGGGCCTGGAAATTTCTTCCCAAGCCCAATGTATTAAGTAATGTTTATATTACTTTTTGTTTACGAAAAATTGTGCAATAATCAATAACACAACTAACCCTACAAATCCACCATTACCTAGTGAACTTACTAAAGCAGTTAAATTAGCTATTACATCAAATCCGAATACTGTACCGCCAGTTAAGACAGTCCAAAGAATTGTTACAGGTAAAATTGCCAACAATACTGTTGATAATCCACCAAAAAATCCTGTTATGTATTTAATTACATTATCCATTTGAGTTTCTCCTCTTTTTTAAAATTAATAATTGTCGAGAGCATTTGTCCATTTGGACGTTAATTAAAATTTAAGACCGAAACCTAACATTAGGTTCGTAGTCTTATCTCCTGTTGAGTAAACCACTTTAGGGTCTACGTATACACCTTTGTGTATTGTGAATAATTTACCTAGACCAATATTTAAATTGTCTGTGTCTAAGCCTTTTGTTGCAGCATATACAAAATATCCTTTTACAAAATATCTTGCATGGAAATCTAGTTCCATATCTACCGTCGAGTCTGCCTGTGAAACGGATAGGCCGATCATAAGATCGTCTGTCACGCCATATCCAACAGTTGGTGCCACTGCCCATTCTGTCCATGCAACGTTTGCAACGTCACCAGTACCAATGTACCAATCGCCTTTTGTTTGAGCCTGTGTACTTAATAAAGTTGCACATGCCAATACTACTGTTAAAATAATTGTTCTCATAAAATTCTCTCCTTTGTTTGCTTGTTTAGAATGCTCTCTATTTAAGCCTTTATTGAATAACCTCGCGCTATTCATATAACCTTTATTTAATAACCTTTTTTCTATAACCGAATATAAATATACTTTTTTAATTAAAAAAATTTCCATTTTGAAATTTAATAAAATTTGCTGCGAAATCTTTTTTTATGACATTCACAACCTTAGTAATGTGTTGTGTTTTAGTGTCAGTCATTTCCCTAATTAAAATATATAGGGCTTTTTTATTAAAAATTTCTATGTTTTTTCTTTCTTCGAATAGCCTTAAAACTGCATATGCTATTCTTTTATCTCTAGAAGATCTAAACCTTTCTTCAATTATACGATAATAATATTCAGAAAATCTTTCCATAAAGACGTCTAAATCGTCTCTATATTCTTCAAGCGTTGTTTCTTGTTGAAGGTCTCTTTCTCTATCTATTTGTACAATAGGTTTTTTTGATTTTAAATCTCTATAATTTTTGTTATTGTTTTGAATCAAATAATTTTTAGCGACTATACTAAAATATGAAAAAGCTTTACCTTTACCTTCAACAAATTTAGGTAGTTTTTCAAGCATAAAAGCTATAACTTCGTGTTGTATTTCTTTTGGTCCTCCATCAAAGTAATAAAACTTAAATGTGTGAATTATGTTTTCAGCTAATTTCATTAGAGGCGTATGTATGAACTCGTTGTACACTTTATTTTTAAGTGCCATTTTAGGTTCTTTATTATAGGCAATAATTGCACGCTCAGTTTCCAAAGTAAAATACATTTTATTTTTTCTTGGACGGCCACGCTTTGTTTTAAGTGCTTCTATGGCTGCTAATTCTCGTTCTTTTTCTAATTCAGAATAAAATTTTTCTACTGGACTATCCATCGTTTTGCTCTTTAAATAACTTTTCTATTTTATTTATTTCGTCTTTTATCATATTAAATGTTGTTCCAACTTCATCATCGCTTTCAAACATTTTTTGATTATCTAATTCTTTAATTTTATTAAGTATTAAAATCAAGGATTGGCCAACTGAAGATACCCAAACAAAACTTTCGTTATTTGCGTCCTCTAATTTTTCATTTTTTATAAGTAAATTAAAAGCTGCATATCCTAACAATAAAACTAAAATGATTAAGACTGCTATTATAACAAATAAGGTTGTTGGATAAATTTCCATTATTTATCTTCCCCAAATAAATCTTTAAAAAGATCTGCAGCATTATCGTTGGCACTAGATACCTTTGGTTTTTTGCCGTATGGTTTTGGATTATTTGCAAAAGCTTGTGTTACCTTATCCTTGTTTTTCCATTGTTCATATTCTATTCTAGAAGCCATATGGTCTGCATGATGTAATACAATTGGTAGATTATTCCATAATGCCTTTTCCTTTCCCCATGGTTTTAAATATGCATCGTTAGCAGAATCATAAACTCCGTCATGAGTAAGTATTCCTATCATCTCATTTTGGGAAAAGGAAATTCCATAATTTGAAAGTAACCAAATACTCCTATGAGGTACAGTCATATGTTGAATTTTAGGATTAGGGTCATATATTTTTCCTTGATTTTTTCTATGCCATTCGCTAGGGTTTGGTACGTAGTATTCATTTTCATTATCACCAACCTTTCCTAAATCGTGGTTTAGGGCGCAAAACATTAGCTCTTCATGTGTATAGTTACTCATATCTGCACCCATGTCTTTCCATAAATTGTACAGTTGATCTGCGCATTTGCAAACCCTTAATACATGATCGACATAGCCTCCTGCCCAGCTGTTGTGAAAATGTTCTATACCAGAAGCTGGCGCCAATGACATTCTATCGGCAAAACCGTTATACATTTCTAAAAGAGCTCGTTTTCTTTCACCTTCAAAATTGTCGTTAATTACTTTTAGTAAATCATTCCAATTTTCTAATATTTTTCTTTCGTCTAAATTCATATTATTCTCCGTATAAACTAAATTGGCGTGGGGGTTCTGGTGCTTTTTCTACCTGATCAATAGAGTATACCTTTCCATCAAAGGCTGCTAGGTGATAGTCTCTGCATCCAGTATCTCTAAATATATATTCTAAACCATCCGTTAATGATTCAAGTATTGTATCTGTTCTGCCTACAGGTTTCCATCTGTCTCCTGGGGCTACTCTTTCTAGAACTAGTGTTTTAATTTCTTCAATTTTTGCCATATTAATCAAATAATAATTTTAATTGTTTTTTGTCTTTAGTTATATTTTCGTCTTCAATTATACCAAAAGCATCTTTAACTGATGATTCGTGGTAACCTAAAGCATGCGCCATTCTAATACAAACTATTTTAAATTCTTTGCATGTCATTTCGTTTGGTAATTTTAATTCTATAGATTTTGCTTCTTTAGTATCATTACCTCTCTTGTAAATTAAAGTATCGTATTTCGTATCCATTTTAAAAAAATCTCCAAACATATAATTGGTATAATTAGTATCATTATAAAAAAACAGACTAGAGCTATAATAACTAAAGCTATAAAAACTATAGCGAATACTATTAATTCTTCTAGTAATTCTTTCATATAATACTAATATAATAAAAATTTTTCAAACGGTAAAATTATTTTTGATATTTTTTAATATAACTTTCCCTATTAAAGTTTCTAGGAAATTTAGCTGAAGCTACTTTTGAGTGTAATTTTATCTGGCTTAATAGAGGTTTTTTGTCTTTTTTCCATCTAGTTTTAGATAGTTCTTTTTTCAAGCTGTGCAATTGCAATGCTGCAATAGTTACTAG